AACCGGAGGTGCGTTGCCCTCCACAATCCGTGGGGTGTTGGACCCTAAAGCCCTCGCGTTAAACCTGGCTACTCATGGCATTTCTAAAAGCTTAAAAAAGAAAGCATCGCGGCTAGATGCACAAACCGCTCATGAAATAATGAAAATTCTTTATTCCCCTTCAGGGAAGGAGTTTCAAAAATTAAGTCAGGCAAATTCTCTGGGGCAATCGCCTTTACGAAAGATTGGTATGGGGGCAAAAAAAGTTCCGAAATCGCTTGTTTCCGCTCCCGCGCTTTCAGTATTGTTTGCGGAAGAAGAAAAGACTCAATAACTTAATCAAAGGATTCTCCAATGGCAAAATATAGTGCAACACTTACCGCTCAAGACACTAATACGCAGGTGTGTATGGTGCATAAAAAGAGGTCGCTAACTGTATGGTCAGCAACTGTTCAGATTTATACGAATACTAGCTGGAGCGGCACAGTAACGCTTTACTTAAGCACTGACGGCGGTACTACAAAAGTCGCTATGATGGACATTGGGGGCAACCCGATTACTGCCACTGCGAACACCAACTTTAATATTCAGGTTGGCAACGGCAATACCAATAGCAACGCACCTATTATTTATGCGGGCATAGGTGCGGCAACAAATCCTAACGTTACAATCGATATTTTGGACAACAATTAAAGGTAGATACCATGTCACAGGAATTACAATTTGGAAGAAATACCGGGATAGTTTTGCTTGAAATTGCCAAGGGTTTAGCTGCGATCCAAAAAGATAGTGCATTGGAGGAAAAAATTAAAAGCCTCCATGCTCTTAATGACTTGGAAAAGCAACGATACAAGGAAGCTCAAGAGTTTATGGCAAGCGCTGACGCTCTAAAAGCAGACATAGAAAGACAGAAGCTTGCCCTGGTCAACATAGAAGACCGTCTATCGGAAGCCAAAAAGGCCGAAACTGCAAACACAGAGGCACTTAAACTTATCTCTGAGAGAGAAAGGGATGTTAAGGCTAAACTTTCGGAAATAGAAAAGGGAAATAACACCCTCCAGATTATGGGTGCAGCTCTAGATGAACGGAAGCTTGCTCTTGACGCTCGCCAAGAGCAACTTGAAGAGCGTGAAACAAAAGTAAAAGAGAAAGAGGAAAAATTACGGTTAGCCGCTGAACAGTCCAAAGCAGCATTAAGTGGGATTTGATGGTAGTTTTTCGGAATGCAACTATTGAAAGGTTTGATCTTTCTTCTGTTTTATCCGGCTACGTTCCCTATGTAGGCGCAACCGATGATGTCGTTCTCGGAGACCATAGCTTAAGCGCGTTGACTGTTGATTTGCTAGGTACTGTTGATTTCTTTACCTCCGTCGGGTCGGAGGGGTATTTGACTGCGTTGGCGGTGCATCCCACTTTGCAATATGCGGGGGTTATAGGCACCGCCTCGGCTGCGGTTTTCGAGCCGACTATCGCTGTCCCGTTGGTTAGTGATACAGTAACAACTGCATCGGCTTTACGCCTGCTGTCTCCGATCAAATCGGGCGCTGGCGCTGTGTACAATATGCACACGCTAGAGGTTTACGGCCCGACGGATGGATCAGTAACAAATCTTGCGATTAAAGCATATGGAGACACGGACATTGAAGGGGCTTTGAGCGCTACTTCAATTTCAACGCCAACATTAACTATTGATAGTTTATCCGGAGTTCTTAAGGCGAGCACGGGTGTTGTCAGCGGGAGCGCAACTACTACGGATTTGCCGGAGGGGGCGCGCTTATATTACACGGATGCACGCGCACGTGCCGCACTTTCTGCCACTTCTCCGATCCTTTACAATAGCACCACGGGTGCATTTACCTTTGCGTCGAGCGGCGTTACCCCAGCTACATACGGTAGCGCAACGCAGGTTGCGCAAGTTACTGTAGATACCTACGGACGCGTTACTTCGGCTGCAAATGTCACCATCACCGGCACGACTCCGGGCGGGAGTGCGGGGGGTGATTTGTCCGGGACATACCCAAATCCGACCGTCGCGAAAATTAACGGCGCGTCCTTGGGAACAGCCACAGCAACAAGCGGCAATTTATTGATAGGCAGCGGCACGGCGTGGGTCACTAACGCAATGACCGGGGATATTACCATTAATTCTAGTGGTGTTACGGCTATCGGTGCGAATAAGGTGACAAACGCACAAATTACCACGCGCACAGCGCTATCCATCATGGGTAATGCTGTTAACACGGTTACCAACGTAGCGGATATTGTAGCGGCGAGCGACAATACTGTGTTGCGGCGCAGCGGGTCGACGATTGCTTTTGGCGCGCTAGATATTTCGCAGAGCAACACAGTCGGCACTAGCAAACTTGGTCTCGTCAACGGCGGCACCAATGCCGATCTTTCCGCGACTGGCGGAACAAAACAGTATCTCAAGCAAGCCTCCGCCGGTGCGGCAATTACGGTTGGCACCATCCCTGCTAGCGACATTGGGAGCGGTGCAGCACTGACAAGCTCCAACGATACAAACGTCACTATAACTTTAGGGGGGACCCCCAGCACAGCGCTCTTGGCGGCCACCTCAATCACCATGGGATGGACGGGACAAGTAAGTCTCTCGCGCGGCGGCTTAGGGGCTGACTTTTCCGCCGTTACCGACGGGCGTATTCCGTACAAGAGCGGCACGTCTTTTACTACAAATTCGGATTTATTTTTTAGTGGTGGCTATCTAAACAGCACGTTCAAAGGCGATGGGCGTGAAATCACGTTTCAAGGCAGTTCCCCGGCGGCTTCGCAAATCCCGGTCACAGATGGCGGCGGCCGGTTAGTGCCGACAAGCGCCTTATCGTATGACAGTTCGCTTGGGGTTTTTTATATCAATGTAGGCGGATTTGCCAGCGCTACGGGCTTAAATGTCTTAAGCTCGAACTCTGGTTCAACGGCGTTTGCGCAGGTTTATCTAACCAACAACGCCGGAAATACTGGCAGATTAGTGCAGTCGTCGAGCACATATTCCGGCACGCTTAACATCTCTGCAAATGCGCTTGGCCTGATTAACGAAAACGGAACAGTTTTTATAGGCTCTTCGCCGTTGGTGGCGGCTTCAAATATAGGCGGATGGAAGTTAGATACTTCTAACCAAGTCACGCATTACCGGGATTTTGACGGGCCTGTTCGGCAGATTTTGCTAAACACAAACGCAGGCAGTAATGCTTACAGTGAATTAACTTTCAGAAACAATTTAGGGTCTGGGTTACGCCTAAGCATGAACTCCAGCACGCGCACGGGCGACGGTGGAACAAATGGCGCACTAATTTGGAACGACAGCGGCAATCTCACGCATCGAAACTCTTACGGTACTGAGTACGGGATTTTTGGAGCTAATTTCGGGTTCAATACTTCTTCGCCGGTCGCTCCAGTGCATATTCTCGGACAATCTTCCGGCTCGCTTTCTGAGATTGGATCGTTGATTGTTGGGGGAGGAAACACCACGCGGCGTTTGTGTATGGGTGTGGACGCGACTTCAACCATGTTCTCGTGGATTCAGAGCGTAGAATCTGGAGTTAATGTTCGTGATCTTGTTCTGCAGCCGGTGGGGGGAAATGTAGGGATTGGCGTCACGCCGTCTGCGGCGTTGCACGTCTATAAGGCTTCTGGCGATTGCGCACAACTGGTGCAGTCTGGTTCGTATTCCGTTATTTTCGGTGCAAACAGCGCCGGGTATGGTTACGGCGGCAGCTACAGCAACATGGCATACAGCATTGTTACAAATAACACTGCACGAATGTTTTTCGGTACGGGCTCCGACGCGGAAATTTACCAGAATCTTACCGGCGTGAATAACGCTAACGATTCGTCGTCGCCTTATATTGTTATGCGCAAAACTAGAGCAGCTGGAAGTATTGCGGTTAATGATATTTGTGGCACGTGGGAAAGCGACTTTTACAATTCTTCCTCGGTCAATAAGACTGCTCTAAAGATATTCACCCAGGTAAATAATGTTACTTCTGGCTCAGAAAACGCTTATACATACTTTCAGCAGATTTGCGGCAGCGGCGCGCTGACAAACGTTATGCAGTTCTCCAATGCTGGGGACGTGGTTGTTTATAACTCTCAGATGATTGGCTCTGGTTCGGCTCCAGACGCAGCAGCCGTTCTTGATCTAACTTCTACGACTAAGGGGCTTGCCGTTCCGAGCATGACAACTACACAAAGAAATGCTATTTCATCCCCGCCGGATCGTTTGATTATTTACAACAGCACGACTTCCAAGTTCCAAGGTCGTGCGGGCTCGGCTTGGGTTGACTTCCATTGAGGGTTTTATGATTATTTCTGGTTTGATTTTGCCTGTAAATTACAGGGGATTAGTTTGCGATACGGCATTCCATCGTCCTACAGTGCGATTTATGGATATTCCTAATTTTGAGCTTCAGCTCCTAAATAAGATATACGTGTCGAAAGATGCATGCGTAGCTGACCCCGCGACCTTCTTTGATAGTGAGGCAATTGTAGTAGAAAAGAGAGATGTACAGCAGTATTTTTTGCCTATTCTAAGCCAGCAGCAAACCACCATCTTGCAGCTTTTCGATGCGGCGCTTAATTTTTTGCGTACTATAAACCCAACTGTCGAGGGTTCGGAAAACAGCTATAAAAACTGCCGCTTCAATTACTCTCAATCAATTAAAGCATAGGTAACTTATGAAAATAACTTTTGAGCTTTTGGTTAATGCAAGAGAGTCATTGAAAAGGCTTTCTGAATTAAATCTGCCAATGAAAACAGCGGTGAAGCTATCCCGCCGTATGGCCAGGGTAAACGAGGAAATGAAAAGATTGGGGGAATTAGAATTTAAGGTGGCTTCATCGCATGGCGCGATCCCCACACCGGACGGGAAAGGTTTTCAGCTACCCAACCTTAAGCCAGAGGCCTCAGAAGAAGAAAAAAATGAGTATATGGAGAAAGCAAATGCATTTCTTTCTGATATAAAAGAATTGCATGCGACAGAGGTCGAGGGATTTGATTTTCCGCCTATTCCACTCTCAGAGCTTAAAGACATATGGTTGCGTCCTGGGGAATTAACGCCATCGCTCTGGCTCTTTGATGATAAGGATTTGGGGGAGACAGATGGCGCACTCTCCTAGTGATTTAAACGAGCGAATCGCCCGCGTTGAGACGCAAATGGAGGCCATTTCCTCCCATGTCCTTGATATAAAGGGCGGCTTGCACGAAATCCAAAAGGACATGCGAAACGTGTCGGAGCAGTTCCATTTTTCGCGAGGGAAAACCACCGGCATGATTACTGCCCTTACTATGTGTGGTGCGGTCGTCGGTGGAGTGGCTTCTAGGATGTGGGATAAGGTGCTGGGGAGCTAAATGAGAAGCATTGCGATAGCAAAACAGTTGATAAGACTGCACGAGGGCAAGAAGCTATTGCCGTATCGCGACACGGTCGGAAAAATCACTATTGGGTATGGTAGAAATTTAAGTGATGTGGGCATTACCGCCGATGAAGCGGAGATGATGCTTGAAAATGATATTTACTGGGTGGTTCCGTTGCTCAGGAAAGCAATCCCCAGCTTTGATTTATTGAACGAACCACGCCAGGCAGCCTTAATTGATATGGCTTTCAATCTTGGCGAGCCGAGATTTATGGGCTTTAAGAAAATGATCGCCGCAATAAATGCATTTGACTTTGCAACGGCTGCTAAGGAAATGATGGATTCGATGTGGTCGAAACAAGTGGGGCAGAGAGCAAAAACATTAGCGGCGATTATTGAAACGGGTGCGATGAAATGAGCAAGCGGCAGCATGTACTTGATCTGTTTGCTTTGTGGCGCTTTGCTGAGACGCAGAGCGAAGTGTGCAGGGTAGGTTTGGAGCGGTTCCTTGAGGATGCAATCTCGGTTGGATTTGTGCCGATGATTGAGATGGCACGGAAGATTCAGGGGATGATCCTTGATATTATTGGACATGATAAAAAAGACATTTTGGAATGGTTTGTTTTTGAGCACGATTTCGGTGCAAGGAAAAGCGACACGTGCTATGTAGAAATTAACGGTGTCGGATATACGCTCACTAATCCAGAGGATTTTTATGATGTTCTTGTCGAGTTTGTTCCGAAGGAGGAGCAAGCAGTTTCGTAAGTTTCTGGCTAGCCTTCCTTTGATCACTTACATGGTTGGAAGTCTCGCGCTGTGCACTGCCGCATTGCTGTATTTTACAGGCGCCAGTATTACTTTTGTTTATTGGGCGGCGATGCTTTCTTTAATTGTTAATATTATTTTTCTTTTAGCATTTATTGTTTTGTGAGGATTTTATGGCAAAATTAACATCAAAAGGACGCGGCAAGCTTCCAACTTCGGATTTTGGCATGCCAAAAGAGCGTAAGTATCCAATGCCAGATAAAGCGCACGCAGCTAACGCCAAGGCGCGGGCAACGCAAATGGTAGAAAAGGGGAAACTTTCTCCGTCCAGTGCTGCTAAAATCAAAGCAAAAGCTAATAAAATGCTCGATAAAAAAGGCAAATAATGCTTGAAACACTAGCTCTGGCAGGTGGCGCAATAGCGCGCTTAGCGCCGGAAGTTCTGAGCTTTATGGATAGAAAAGAAGCCCGCAAACATGAAATTGCGATGGCAGAGCAGGCGCGCCAATCTGCGCAGGTGCAAGCCAATTCCGCGGAGGCTGTGGCACAATATCAGGCTTATCAAGCCGCCTCTACTGCGCAAGCTACGCTCACAGGCATAAAATGGGTAGATGCGATTAATTCTTTAATGAGACCGCTTATCACATTCTGGTGGGTGATTGTCTTGCCTCCGACAGTAATGACTGCAAAGTTTATTGGGATGCTTGGCACCGGAATGCTTACATCGGAAGCGTTGAATCAGCTATGGGGTGAGCCTGAGGGAGCTATCACAGCGGCGATTATTAGTTTTTGGTTTATCGATCGATCAATTCGATATGCTGCGCGGTGATTGGTGGGTTCTGGCACGGCTTGATACGTGCTCCGATATTTTTCGAGTGGGTGTTAGGGGGCCGTAGCCCCTCGGTCACGATCTCCCCACCAAACGTGCATAGGAGTATTTTTTCCTACTGTGTCCTTCCACAGCGCAGAACCCGTAGAGTAAAATTGGTGGGCAATGGCTGCCTTTCTTCAACTTTCAACAGCTCCCCGATCAATGCTAAAGCGGCGTCTTCGCAGACAGCACTAAAAGGGGCCTCTAGGACATAATCCCATGCCTGAAATTATGAACTACAACGCTTTAAAGAGGTGGAGTCTGATCCTCCAAGCATCGCCCATAAAGTATAATCAGATTCCCAGATATCTGAAAAGCGCCACGAAGGCAATAAAGTAACCGCTTTCGCGGTATTCTGTTATTCTTTAGTTCTTAAAGCCTCAAGCTCCCGCACCGCGCTGCTTGATATATGTCCATAATTACGATCGGCAATGAAATATACGAACGGCAGATTGACCCCAAGGTCTTGATTCCAGTATAACAAATTTGTCTCGTATTCCAGATCATGTCCGTTTCGCAAACCACGCACAATTGCATCGAATTGTGACAAATCGAGATCCGCCAAGAGGCCGCGGAAAAATCCTGCGGTAACTCTTCCCTCCGGATACTTGGGAGGAACTTCTAAAAACCTCCGGTCTCTAGGGATGCCATCCTTACGAAGGTTCTTCGCTTGTAAGATGACGACATGATCAAAAATCTTTAGGGCACTTTCAAGGATGTTTGTGTGCCCGTCGTGCCATGGATTAAAGCTTCCTGGATAAAGCGCTACAGAACCCATGTGATTACACCCGCATAGGTTAAATAGTGAAGCATCTGATCGAGGCCAAGCAAATACCAGTAATATTCGGAATTGTCCGGCTTCCACCCCATTCGTTTTGCGATATTTACTTTCCCCCAGTCTATAAAATAATGCACAACACCGTCGATAAGGGCTGCGGTGAGAAATGTAGGGTAAGCGTAGCAAATTATAGCGGTCGCTGTTCCATGGACTGTCGCATGTGCCATGCCACCGGGATGCGCAAATTTTCCTTTATTTAAATACATGTATGGAGGCTGCAATATAAAATCACAGATAAAATGCTTTATTATGAAAAGGAATAAGATAGCCGTCATTTTCTCTCCTTAATGCTATAATTATAAAGCAATGATATTTTGGTTGGTGATGGTGGAGTCGCACCACCGGAGCCTTGTAAGACAACAGATTTACAGTCTGCTCTCGCCCTCTACGAGATTAATCATCAGTGATTATTCGCCGTACTTATCTGCCATTTTCATCAGCATGTCGTTTGTTTCCTCAAGTCGTAATATGTACCTCCGTACGGCGCATAGATCATTGGATGAGATAAGATTGTAAGCGGCTCCCTCAAACAAAGGCGGATTAAATAAAAGTTGCTTCTCCGCAATCCTTCCTTTGTCTCTGGCTAAATCTAGAATATTGCTCATTTCTTTTCCTCCGTAGAAAATTTACATTCATCTTTACAGTCTGCTCTCGCCCTCTACGAGATTAATCATCAGTGATTATTCGCCGTACTTTAGCTCTTGCTCAAACCTCGCAATTAATCTGTCTAGCGCTCTTTGCTCTCCTACAGCAACCCCATATTCTTCTGCCGAATCTACCCAGTAGGCCGGATCTCCTCCGCTCACTCCGTTCACGTAGTCGTCTAGCTCGTTATCGTGAATAGTCGCCAATGCCTCGATTCTAGCCTCTAACTTATCACGCATCTCAATGGCCGCGGCTATAACATTTTCGGCTGTTGGTTTTGTGGACATGATTTATTCTCCTTCTTGTAAGCTCCAGCCCAGCTTGCGATTCGGAACGAATTCCGAATAGCGTGACAAGTAGATCCTTATAGTTCTCGCACTTAAATTCGACTGCGTTTCAGTTCTTAAATGCGCAACAATCTCAGAAAGTTTGGCGTATTTTCTCACCCGGAGAAACGTCCGGTGTTTCTGGGTCTGCAAAATAAAATATGTATTCGCGTATTACCTTCATCTGTCATTTCCATTTTTTAAGATTTTATGACCACGTTTTTGGGACGTGGGCATGGTTTACTTGTGTTGAGCAAGAATCAAAGCCACCCCCTCTTCGGAGGGGCAGACAAAAGCTAGGAACAGGAAAAAGGCTGCGATTGCGGTCATTGTTTTTGCGAAACCAAGTAAATACTTTTTCTCCTTGCCAAGAAATTGTATCCACGCACAGAGCGCGATTAGCATCGCTACAAACGCCAGAATTCCGCTGAAACCGCCAATGTCTGGAAGGATACTTAGTAGGTAAATTTCAAATGGTGTCATTTTCTCTTACCCTAAATACTTGATTAAGATTTCTGCTTGTTTTTTGCGTTCGGCAGCACAAGCAGCACAAGCAGCGGAATCTTCTAAGGTGGTGGAGGCGCCATGATATGCGGTAGAAAGAGCATTAGTAGCAGCGCCAACGGCTCCTTCGGCAGCTCTACGCGAGCGCGTACTAGGAGAAAGACGAGCATCACGGATAGCATTCGCGGTATATACAGCGGCACGGACGGCGATACTGTTTATGCGGCCAACTTCCCTAACTTTCTTCCCTGCTCTAATAGATTCTATGGCCCTACGCGACCATAAATCATCTGGGCACCTGGCCTCGTAAATATGCAAAACTGACTCAGCAAAATCCGCAGCAATCAGCGGAATCAATGCTTGGTGTTCTTTCGGCAGCGCACGCAAGCACCAGCACGCAAATTCAACGCCGTTGCTCTCAACGATGGTTGAAAACAGGAGCGGCTCGTCGTCCGCAGCAGTTTTTCCTAGGTGCGCAAGCAGCTTTTCCCATCCATCTTTGCATGGATCGTGAGCTCGTATTGCGTTTAAAGTGGTGGGGATTGATGTCATTTTCCATCCTCGATACTTGTTTCTTCAAGTTGTTTAAAAAGCCAAGCAAGCCCCAGAACATACCGATCGCTCACCACCTCACCGTTCTTGATTCGCTCGATGGTCGACCAGCATATCTCGGCACACCTATCCCCACTGAGCGCAGTACTTGCTATCGCTTCAAGCAGCATGGGCTGCGTCAAGATTTGGCGCTTTACGTACCCAAACGCCGAATGAGCGCAAGGGTGGGGTTCTTCAGGGTCTAGGGTTTTTTCTCTACTCATCTGTCACATCCTTCCTTTTTGCTTCGAGAACCACGGTATCTTTATAGAAACAAGGCCTCATGATTAACACGTGGTTTTTCAACAGGTTTCTTAACGCTTGTCGGTGGAACTCTACACGCCCTTGCTCCGCTGCGATTGACCATAGAAATTCTTTTAATTGCGTAACTTCGGCTGATAAACGCATACAATGATTATATACCGCAGACGGTCCGAGGCTGAGTACGTCGAACTTGTAAAACTCTTCACGAGATTGGCGATCAAATTCTTTGTATTCCTGTTCTATTTCACGCAAAACTTTATCACAAATATTTTCCACAAGCTGCTTCTTAGAAAACTTAACCCACGCGGTTTCGTCTGAAGTGGCGCTGCGCGCTATCTCAAGCACCATTTTCTCTACGCGCTTAGAAAGAAACTGGATCATCGCATCCTCCATCTGTCACATCCTCAATCTTGCCGCCTTCTGTGTAGCGGATTTTTCTTGTAGCTAGTGTCTTCTCGCTTGCTTTTTCCAGCGCGTAACCAAGAGCATCCACCCCAGAAGGTAGAATTTTTTGCAGAATTAACTCGACCAGTTTTCTTTCGTGCGAAGATAGGTTGTATATATCCATATCCCTTACCCTAAATACTTGATTAAGATTTCCGCTTGTTTCTGGCGCTCGGCAGCATAAGCATCATCAGAGGCGACAGCAGCATAAGCAGCAGCATAAGCAGCAGCCCAAGCAGTATCCACAGCAACAGCAGCAGCAGCATAACCAGCAGCGGTAGCAGCCCAAGCAGCAGCAGCAGCCCCGACAGCCCCAGCAGCAGCATAAGCATCAGCAGTCTCAGCAGCAGCCCAAGCAACATCAGCGCGAGCATTATCTATTGCTTTTCTTGGCCTTTTATCTCCGGGATATTTTTCTTCGTAGATATGCAGCACTGACTTGGCAAAATCTGCCGCTATTTTTCCAATAAGGTGATAATATTCTTCTGATAGAGCTCGAAGACACCAGCACGCATCATTAACGCCGCTGATCTCAATGATGGTTGAAAACAGCAGCGGCTCGTCGTCAGCAGCGGTTTTGCCTAGGTGCGCAAGCAGCTTTTCCCAGCCATCTTTGCAGGGGTTGTGAGCGCGTATTGCGTTTAAAGTGGTGGTGATCGGGGTCATTTCTCTTCCTACCTTTGTTTTAAAACCTGCACCAACATTCCAAGATTGAGCAGCGTATCGACAGACGCATGCACCTGCTCGTACATACTGCCACCGCTAAAAGTGATTTTTACGCGATACTGCCCGCTTCCGAGTGTTACGGCATAGCCAATATTATCTTTACCATTACGCATGGTGTAGCGCGTCATGCGGTATTGTTGATGCGATACCATGCCGTCTGGCGTTGACAACACGCCGGAAAAGTCATGGGTGTGCTTATCCTTGAAATGGTCGTGCCATTGCCTGGCTATTTTTACGATTTCCAGGAGGTTTGTGGCGATGTCTGTCATGTTCCACTCCTCACTCAAGACCCATAATATCGCGAGCCTTTTTCACAGTTTTTCTACCATTTTAGCCAAGCAATAGCCCATCATTGCACCCATGGCGATCATGGTTGAAGCGTATTCGCCAACTAGGCAATAAATTGCATACGAAGCAAACCCGATCCCAAAGAGAGCAGGCCATCTAAGCCTGGCCATTGTCACCCCGTTCTGCATCAGAAATATCCGCGTCGATTGCCCCTTCGAATCTCGCCCCACTAATTCGTGCGCGATAAAATTTTGCGCCTTTAAGGTTAGCGCCTCTAAAGTCGCAGCACTCTAGGATAGCAAACTGAAGACACGCTCCCTCAAGGTCGGCTCCGGAAAGGTTAGCGCCCGACATATTAGCGCCCGTGAGCACCGCATTACGCAAATCTTTGCCCGAAAGATCGACGCTTTGAAAGTTTGCCTGTGCGCCTCTATCAATCCCCAGCCAAATAGCGTGTTTTTTTAAAATCTTTTTAATGTGTTTATTTGTTAATGTTATTTTCATGGCAGATCTCATTTGTTTTGTTTTTTAACATAAATTCTTCTTCAAGAAGAAGCTGCTCCCAAACCTGGCGAGCAACCTCTTCCATCCATGTAGCTTCGTCCATGTTTTCCCCTAAAATGGCACTTCGTCGTTTAGAAATTTATCAAGAGAAGATGTTGTTTCCTGGGTGGAGGTAGATCTCTTGACTAGCGCGGCTTCCCCTTTGTTGGATAGATAATATGCTACAACGTTTTTTGCTGGATATTTCCCAGAAGCCTCCTCAATTTCGATTGCTGCAATGGCGGCTTTTCCTGAAAAATCTTCCGCGTCAATGTCTTGAGCATTATATTTTTCCATTAACCCGAAAGCCTGCGCTGCGCTTAGAACCTTTAGCTCCATGCTGGCAACAAAACGATCTATCACTAAGAAGCTTTTTCCGTTTTCATTGATGATTTGCAACGTCAACGTAATCATTTCCGCGCCGGAATTACTCGGTTTGTTGCTTACCCCAACAACACGAGCCTCGTACTCTCCTGCAGGCAGTAGCATTGATTTTCTGATTGCCTCTTCAGATCTTCCTGAAACTCTCATTTTATTCTCCTTTGATTAAATAAATTAGGCAAGTTCCGCTCCAAATTACGCAAGCTCGGAGTCAAATCATGCAAGTTCGTATTGGTTAATTTTTTCAACAACCTGTGAAAGGTCGTTGTCTATTTTTGCATCCAGCATCCCCATGGGCGACTTTGCAAGATGTATCCCGTCGTTTTGAGTGAGAAATATAAACTTACCATCCTGGACAAGTGCGTGAAGTACTATGGTAAACATTCCCTCTAGCGACACCTTTTCGTCTAGCATTTTACCAATAGTTTTTATTCTTACTTTTCCCTGCGTATCTGTGTCACTGTGAGCAAGCACCATCACTTTTAAGCGGGAATTCATATTTACGGCATAGTGGATAACCTCCCACGCATTTTTGCCGAGCTCTGAAAACTTATCGTAACCTTTTTCGGTAGCGCGGCGCATAAAGGCATTCGCCAGTAGGTATTGCCAGTCGTCTATCACTACATTTTCAATGTCTGTGCGCTTATCGTTTATTACTCTAAGCAATCGCATGACTTTTGAGTGGTCATCAGTTGTGTAGTAATTGCCAGCCATCCCATCCTCGGAAAGCGGGGTATATTTCTTCCTCCAGCCCAAAAATGGAAGCGGCTTATCCAGGATATTAATAACGAAGGTTTTAGCTGGATCGAGGGTGCGTAAGGACGATGACTTGCCAGTCCCTGACTCGCCTAGCACTAATACGGAAGTTGCCATAAATTTACCTGTTTGTTTTGGTTGGGAATTTAATCACGTTATCAGTCTTAGAAGTTTTCTTCATTGCCGTTAGTTTTTTGTGCAGGTCTTGCAGATACTTGAAAATCTCTTCCTGACTTTCGGGATGGTCGCAGATTATTACAATCAATTCCTTGGCCAGTTTATTGTTTAGTTGCTTGGCAAAAGCGCTAACGATTCTCATATCTTTACCCAGATATTGTTTTAACGTTATGGCCTCACCATAGCCATTAAAAATCACCTGTCAATAAAAAAAAATAAAATAAAATAAAAAATATCTTTACTGCAAAAATCCCGTGATATATAAAGGGTCATCATTAATGCGAGGTGATGAAAATGACTAAATCGAAGAAACAAACTAAAGAAAAAACGCAGAATCGTGTTTACTACGAGGAGCGGCGGAAAGCTGGTTATATCCCTATCTCTTTTTGGATCGAGAAAGAAATAATTGATTTGGTGGATAGATTGGCGGAATCCCGTGACACCACGCGCACGAGCCAGATTAAGCACATGCTTAAGTGCGGCGCTCCTGCGACAAAAAGTCAATAGAAATGATTACCAACCACTAGAGATCATTATCCACCACTAGAGGTGAGTAATTAAGTAATTGGGGATTTTAAATGCCTAGTTTTGAACTAGAGTTTGAAGCTTACTGCGAGTGCGGTGAGGGCATGTGCTCGTTACGGCTACTCACAAGCGTGGACACCCTTGTATAGTGATAACCCCATGCAAAAAATGCTTAGAGGTAAGTTTTGAGGAGGGAGTTGAGGAGGGGAGCAAAGATGAATAACCAGACAGAATTTGAGATGTGCCGCCAATTTACGGCAATTTTGAGGGATGCCGAGCGGTTAGGGCTTCTGAAAGATTGCGTGTGGTTCCAAGTGCCCAACGGGCAGCGGATTGCCGATCCTAAGAAGCGGATGTATGCTTGTGTTAAGGACAAGCAAATTGGTGCCTTGTCTGGCGTTTGGGATTACTGTTTTATTTTTCGACCAAAAAACTCGATGTATTATGTCACCGCGTTTCTAGAGGCAAAATCAGACAAAGGCCGGCTTACTCCTCAGCAGCTAGTGTTTAAGGATCGGCTTGATGATTTAGGGGTGGAGAGCGGAGTGTTCCGGACGGTTGAAGAAGGTTTGCGACATTTAATAACGGCCGGTGTAAATTTCGATCCGCGCTTTACATCAACTATAAAATAATGTTATTTTAATTTCTCCTGTAGTTTTGCGCTAGAGGGGTGGAGTTTTCTAGCAGGTCTCGCCGCCCCTCTTTTTTTGTTTTTATTGTTGCAATCTACAATCGACGATGTATTCTACATTTGCGCGCCTAGGGTAGCTCCCGAACGGCCAGTTTCCCCTCCTGTTTTGTCTGGTTCGGCGCGCATCTTTGGGGGGGTAACGAGTGTGAACAGGGGTAAACACATGGCAGAGTTTCCGGCGCTACCGCTTTGGACGGACGCTTATCTAGCAGACACAAGACACCTAACGGCAGCCCAACATGGCGCCTATCTCCTTTTGCTTATGACAGCGTGGCGTACGCCCGATTGCAAATTACCTAATGATGATGATTTTTTGTGTCGCTGGTCTGGGATGGGAAAGCGTCAGTGGGAAGCTAATCGCGATGTGGTTTTGGCTTTCTGGAAACGAGACGAAAACAACAAATTGTATCAGCCAAGGTTAGTTGACGAACAAAATTATGTGCGGCTGAGGAGCAACAAAAATTTACAGAGTGCACGTGCTAGGTGGTTGAAAAATAAGGATACAGGTGATGCAAACGCATATGCGAAACCGATGCCAAACTCATGCGAAACCGATGCCCCCACACCCACACCCACACCCACACCTTTAAGTAAGAAAGAAAAAGTAAAAAAAGAAGATTGGATTTCGGAGGAGGTTTGGAAGGCGTTTGTCGAGATGCGGCAAAAAATCCGCAAGCCTCTAACGGCGTACAGTGCAAAATTGGTTATTGGTAAGCTGCAAAAAATGCGGGAGCGCGGGTTTGATCCAAACGAGGCACTTGCTACTACGATTGAAAATTGCTGGGCTAGCGTCTACGAGCCTAGGCAATCGAAATACGCGACCGCCTCCCAGGCTGTGCCTAAGCGCAGCCCTGCGGATGAGCGTGAGCAGCGCATTGTCGAAAAGGCGATGCGGGTGCAAGCAATGCTGGATGCCGATAAACGAAATGGGAATGGAATAGAAAATGCGCTAACCATTGGAAAAGAGGAAAGAAATTATGAATGAGATCAGTTCTGAGGTTGCGCTTCTGGGGGCTTTTGAGGCATTACTAAACCAGGAATATGGACAGTCACAAATGGCAGCGATCTCGAAAGGATTGCAGAGCTATGACCCCAAATATTTCCCTGCGGTTTTTGAGGTTTTGCAGTACCAGTGCAAATTTCTCCCGCGCTTGGCTGACATCGTGGAGGTGATTAACTCTTTGCCTCAGGAGCGGCCGGAGGTGATTGCGCTTACTGGCCCTCGTGCTTTGAGCCGAGAGGAGGAGGTAGAGCAGTGTTTACGAGTGTGGGAGGTGAATTTCCGACAAAATCCGCTTTATTTGCAAGCCAAGTCTGAGGGGTGGGATTGGGATCTGTGGAAGTACGCGTATGGCGCTGCCTATGCCATGGCGCAGGGGATTTGCGGCTATCAGAATTACAGATTTTGGTATACGGAGCACTGGTACTGGGAGAAATACCCGAGCACCGAGGAGCTTGCGCGCCGCAAGGCTGATTATTTCCGGATGATCGAAGCGGGGGTAGCGAGCAGGCGTATCGAGATCGATTTTCCTGCTGGTGTGGTTAGGTACTGGCGTGCGAAGGCGATTGCTGACAAGGAGAATGCCTCTGAGGTGCGATCTAGCGTTTCTTTAAGTGATGGTAGCTGTTTGCGGAAAGTTGCTCTGTAATCGAAGCTAATGCGGTTTAACAAGAAAGGGAGTAAAATGCCGAAAAGTGATGTTTTTGAGATGGTGGAGGCTGCGCAGCAAAAAGCGCAGTCCTCGGTAGTGCCGATTGTCGAGGGTGATTTGCGCCTACAGACGCTTATGCGCGCGCTGTCGGATGTGGTGGCAGAAAGGGGCGTAGGAATACCCTGTGCCTCTGTTGTAGGTGTATTGGAGGTGCTAAAGGCTAAGTACATTCAGGATTATGACCTGTGCGACTAGGCTATCTGGTGTAGCGCGCAAGGATTTCAGCCTCGCGTTCAAACTTCTTCAGTTCGATTTCGACGCGTATAGCGATGTAAAACTCTAGGATTGCATCAGCGATGCTTGAGAAAAATGTCATGGCAGTGCTCGGATTTGGTTGCATGTCCGGAGGATATAATATCACTAACAGATATGCAACCTAAAATAGGTCGCCAAGAAAATAAAAAGCCGCGCTGGCGGGCGCGGCGGGAACAATCAACGCCCTCCTTTTAATGGACAAATTTTGTTTTGTCATTATGTAAAATGCGTCTAACAGAACCCGCCAAGGCTATGAGCTCTGCTTATCCTCAACCCGGCGGGTCACTTTGTGCACCGAAGTCCGGTGCAGAAAAACGCAGTAACTCCACAGATAACCCACATTATCGGGTGCATATGGATAAATCCGCCGATACCTAGAAGCATAGAGCCTATGGATAAGGCGTAAAAAGGATTATCCATGTCGCTTACCTTTCAATGCTTCGGCGATTAAAATCGCGCTGGGATCATAGAGATTGTACTTTTTCGCCAACTTGGCGCGGCGCATGATGATTTGGTACATGTATTTAAGCTCACTAGGTCTGCGAGCGTTGCGCATCACTGATGCTATTGCTTTGGTTAGGGTGTAAGACATTTTATTACTCCTCAATACAAAGTATTTTGGTTGATGTTTGAACTACCTTGAGCAGTATCGCTATTTCGGTTTTAATGTCGAAATTTTCGTCTTCGTGTTCGTGATCTAAGTATTCTGCTGCTGCGTCGCACAAGTCATCAAAATGCGCTACAATAGCTTTTTCAAATGCCTCTAAAATTTTGATAGATGTTGAAGTTGTGCTAGATGTGCACCGTATCTCGATAATATCTTCTCGACCTAGAATATATTCGCTCATGTGGTTGCTCCTAATGTGTTTTTTTGAGTTCTTCGATTTCCGCGGAAAGCTCGGAGTTTGTTTTCTCGCGCAACTCGTGCAGGTGCCCAGCTTCTCCGCCCCAGACAAGGGCGTCTTCCCCGTCTGCGTCGCGCGTACTAAGGATCAGGGCTTTGTATTTTAGTATCTTAAGCGCATCCAGCAGGTGATCCTGCCATTCATTGGCGCCTTCCGTGATTAAGTCCTTAAATCGCTGTGTGTAATCTTTATCCATCTTAATTCTCCGTTTTAAAAGTGTTAAAAAGTAAAGTTTTTGTTTTTAAATTTTTTGGATTTTTTCTGCGATCCGCAAGCAAAAGCTAAGTGATGCAAGCCCGCAAAAACCCGCAAAAACAAAGGCGCTAACGTCGCCAAAGTTTGAGTGGATTGTGACAAAATTATCAAATGCAAAAAAAGTGAGATAAATGCCATTAAGTGCCTGGCAAATATCTAAAAATATTTCTGATTTTTTCATTTTAAGCTCTTAAAATTGATAATAGCGATCGAGCCATCCTGTGGTATTGTTTTGCTCTATCGCTGCAAGTATCTCGGGGTGCGCTGCATCAAATTCACACAGCGCATCCCGATCAGATTTTTCTTTTGACCCGCCAATTGCGCGGCCTAATTTGGCAAGTAATTCTTGGCGAGCATTGGTTAGTGATACCGGCATCTAGGCGCCCTTATCAGTTGATTTTTGCCCAACGTACCACACGCGCACGCCCATAAGCTCGCCATCAGCGCTGTAAATATTTCGATAAGATAGCCGCATGTTTAGGCGGTGGATTGCGCTGTTGAAGCGATGGCGCAGCCGATTTTGTATAGCGTAGGTTGATTTTGCGGCGCCATCTTTGCCATCTTTCACAATGTCGGCTTTTGGTACAAAAAACGATTGCCCTATTTGTAAAGTGGTTAAAAATTGCCGCGTTATTTCTGTTATCGCGCTTCTGCATCCGCTCTTCGATTTTGGTAATGGGATGTTATCATCGATTTGGTACATGGTAGTTACTCCTGTTTTGTTGTTTTGATGTGGGTTAACTCTTGGGGAGGATAGGGGCGTTGAAATTTGCATACGGGTGGATCCAAACAGTTCTGCCGACTGATGTAAGGGCTGGCGCATCGAGCGTTGCTTTGTTGCAAAGCGATATATACCCCTCCACTGCAGCCAGCATGGGCGAATTTAGCATTGCGCCCTCGGCCAGCAAAACAGTTCTGCCGACTGATGTAAGGGCTGCGGCATCGAGCGTTGCGCCCTCGCACAAAAAAACAGTTTTGCCGACTGATGTAAGGGCTGGCGCGTTGGTGATTACACCGCGGGAAAGATATACACTCCCGTGCACCTCGGTTATGTGGCTATACTCTTTAGGATCAGTGCCAGCTTCGATAAATAAGTCTGCAGCGTGGGTACTCATTATAGTTACTCCTGTTTTTGTTTTTATGAGTTACTTGGTGGTCGGAATTATTTCGTACAGCGCGACTTCATCGGTGAGCTCACCATCCAGGTATTCCTCTGCGAGAGCGCGGAGCTCAGCATAAGTATGGTCAAGAGCCCGCATGAATGCGTCTGCAACGGCTTGCGAGGGAAATTTCAGTGTAATAGTTGTCATGGTCGTTATTCCTGTTTTTTGTTGTCTTGTTGTGGGCAGTATACACGGCAAAAACCATCCGTCAATAAAATAAATTAAAATAAAATATGTTGACAACAAGGGGAGATAATTTATTTTAAAGATATAAAGATAAAGAGGATGATTATGATTTTAACAGATACACAAAAAGCAAAAAACACCGAAGACCTAACCGAGGGGGAAATCGCAGAGGTCGCCGCCGCAGAGATGGATAAAAGGCACGAGCATCTTAATGATTTGTTAAAGGATGAAAAATGATGTTTGATTACAACAAAATATTTACGCCAGAGCCCGCAAAACGAAAGCCGGGGAAAGAAATAAAAGCTACTGTAGCTTATGACGCCGATCAATTCTCTGATCCAGGCTCCGTTTTGTATAACCCCACTTTGATAGATTCTACGGTGGCTATGCTGGTACACGGGCGCGTCGAGGAATATTTTGGGCCGGAATATCCGGGGTGGGAAAGATACAGGCAGTGGGTGCTGAGTGAGCAAGTAAAACATTATCTTGAAAGAAAAAAGGAGAAGGAAGATGTTTAGTCAACTTTACGGGGTTACTAGCAATCCTAGTGATCTGGCGAATATTTCTGGTGGTGGAAGAAAGGAGGATGAAGTGAGTGCCCCCAAAAAAATAAGTATCATAGGGAGAATTAAGGAATTTCTGTGTGCTCGTCCAGATTATCTTAGTGCTCGTCCAGATTATCTTATCAAGCGTGTTGAGGAGTTGGAGAGGAATATAAAAGTTTTGGAAAGTTGGAAAAGCGCCGACAGGCCCATTGTCGAGTCAGTTTTTCTCCTTCACGATAGGGTGGGGAAGTTAGAGACGCGAGCGCGGGGTTTCGTCCAAATAGGGACTATCCTGGTGAGGCGCGAAAATATAAAAAGCGTTTCGGTGGCACATCTTGACGAAGTCAAAGTTGCGATAGAGGTGGTAATTGAGGAGCGCGGGGAAACGATGATTCTCCACGATTACCGGGAGAACATGCAGAGCGCCATGGATGTTCTGACTGATGTGGGTGTCGAGTTGTGCGGGGACTCATGAGGAAAATTAAAGTAGGCGATTTAGAGATGGATAAAAGGCACGAGCATCCGGTATACGTTTGTTTTAGTGCGCGGGTGAGCATTATTTGTGCTATTTGCAGCCATACCTTAGACGAGTACTTGCACCAAGAAGATTCCGTGAATCCACTGGTGAAGCTTAGTGTTAGACCTTGTCCAAAATGCATAATAAGAATGTACGAGGATGGGTGGATGAAGGGGTATCTAGACAGAGAAAAAGGATGAAGATAATGCTTGAGCTGAGCTGCGACCATACACAAGCGGAGGCAACGGCTGATGGCACGATGATCTGTTGTAGCTGTAAAAAAACATTTGGTTTTTGGGATTGGTTGTTGGGATTGGAAATATCATCCGAAAACACTCCGCCCTCACCCTCCGATTGACAAAACCCCGTAATATCCCTAACGTGATATAACTTTTGCAACTTTTGATTAAAAAGGTTTAAAATGACAAGAGAGAAGCAAGATCTGGCTTACACAAATGTGCACATCGAGTTGTACTGCGAGTTTTTAAATGGTTTTTTGGCGGGTCGTGGCGTGGGGTCGGATTTTTCTTTTCACCCGGATTATCGGCCTGATGGTTGTGTTATCGTTTTATTTAAAAATAATTAGGATTGAGTTATGACCGGGGACAAAGAAAAAGATCAGCAAGAAACCGAGCTCGAGGCGGAAATCCAAATCTCCGAGCTTGTTGTTCGGAAAACCTGGAAAGAGCGCATTATGCAGAAGCGCGAGGCAGAAAAAGATCAGGCGCGTTATAGCAATGTGATTTGTTGGTAGGTTGCATATGACAACGAGGATGTATGAAAGATGGTTGGCAAAAGGTTGATTCTTTTGATGATCTTCGCGAAGTTGTAGAGGAGCGCTATCACATGCAAACAAACCACACGCAAAACCCGCGCGAAAAAGCAGTAGCGCTAGCACGGCATCGCAGCCGCAAAGCCCCGCAAATAGCGGAGCTTGCGGCGCAGGCAGCGGAGATAAAGCGCGAGCTTTTGGAAATCGAACGGATGGATGCTGTAGAGGCGGAAAAAGCCGTAATGCAAGCTATCGTCGAAGGTAGTTTAAAAATTAAGGATTTGGTAAGCGATATAGATGTTATCGCGCTGGCCGAATCAACAGGGTCTGGACGCAGTGCTAAAAGGCTGCTAAAGGCTTTAAGTGTGCCAGCAGTGCAGCGTGTTGGTGTGGCGCTTATGTCGCCGGATGAACGCACGAGTCTAGCGGCTGCTAAGATTGTGATTGATGCTGATGATGGTCCGACGGCAGACGCAAAAGATGAGGCCAAAGAGCTCTCGGAAGATGATGAAAAGTTACTGCAAGATTATTATGCAACCTTAAAATAGGATAAAAAATGAATTACAAATCACAACTGCGCGGCTGGGCTGTGGATCGCATAATCGAGATGTGGCGCGCGACGTCGAGCACGGCAGGAACATTGGCAGACTTGAAGGCACAAGCCATAGAGCTTATGGAGTTTGCATATGTAGCAGCCGAGGATTTAGAGTCTTCATCGCGCGATCTTTATGAGTTGATAAAAGAGGCGCCTGCGCATCAATCCAACATAGATAATATCATCGCCGTCCTTGAAAACTTGCGTGATGAGCGCAGGCGTCAAGGCTTAGAGAAATCCAACGAAAATGAAACTGTAAACTAGAGGTCACTATGGATATCGGAAATCTGAAAAATCTATCTCGTGATGAGTTGGTACAGTTGGCTGTTAAGCAAGGGGTGCAAATCCATTGGAAAGCTAAGCCTGAAACCATCATTAAAGCAATTGTTGACAAAGTTTCTTCTCCCCCTCCAGCTCCGATCAAAGAAGCAGCTATGGAACATCCTGCAGAGAGGGCGGCTTTGCCAAAGCACGACAACAAGCCCGAAGATGTTGAGCGAGTTATCGAAGAAATTAAAGCGCGTGTGCCGGAGTTTACCAGTACTTACAATCTTGAGGAAAATACTTGGCATTTCCGCTGCAAGGGCGCTGAGGAGTGCGGTAATTTGGCTATTCCTCTGCGGATTATCAAAGAGCGCGCGTTAACGGTTTCTCGTGGTCGCGTGAGTCTCATGGGATTAAACCAGCACTTTAACGATCCTGGCACGGCAACTGGTAAGAACGCGTACACCAACACCATTTTGTCTTTGTAGCATGACCAAGTTTCCAGCATTAACCCGCGAACGTGTAATTACAATTTTGGAGACGTTAGAGGGAGAGGTAATTAAAATTATCTCTGGCGTCGGCCTACGTTGCTGCATTTGATGCGGTATGGGAAGTTTAAAGAACGCGATCCGATTTTAGAAGGATGGCAACTTGATTTCCTAAATATTTGGTGGTGTAAAAATTTGGACAAATAGCTGCGACAGAGGTCAAATGTTAAGTGAAAAATCTTTACCAGAAGTTTCTCCAGAAAATATTCGTTTGTGGCAGCGTGTTCAATTTCGTCGCGTGTGGTCGTGGAGAAAGTGCAAGTTTGTCGTTGTTAAAGAATATCCTTCTTGGTGCCTCCAAGTTAAAGATAGCGACGACATTTGGCATGATGTGCCTGCGGTGGAAGCAATTTATGGGGAGCAAAATGTTAAGTGAAAAATCCCTGAGCGAACTCCGCGGCATAGCGCAGGCTCTCGACGTCCCTAGCCTGTTTCAGCTTGATAAGCTGCGCCTCATTCAGGCGATAGAACTTAAGCAAAAGACAGATGTGTCCAGGGAGGAAAAAGATTTAATCGATCGAATTTACTTCAAGCAGCGCGATTTTTTGCGTGAAAGCGGAACTGATGGGCTCGGTGTTGTCCAGGCGAAAGAAACATTAACTGAAGTATTAAGGCCGTTTGTGGATCGAGGGCTTCGTTTTTGGATAGATGGCGATAGATGGTACATGGAGCGCGGGATGAAAACCGACGAGGGGCATGTGAGCACGCCGATAAATGTCGTTGTTTGCTGCGCTAAAACGTTAATGATTTAAAACAGGAGATGCGATAGTGGGTAAAGAATATAAGCGGTGTCCAAAAGGGTGGGGAGAATATGCAGCGACAGAAGGGTGGGCAGCATATGCAGCGACAGAAAAAGAGAGAGATAAATATCACGCTCGCCAGGAAATTGCGCATTTTGTAGATCATGCTCTTTTTCCGCGAGAAACTTTAATTTATGTGGGTGAAATTCCGGGACACAAAAAAGAAGATCCGCGCCGCTATTATTTTGATAGTACTAGTCGGCGGTACTTTGTCACACTTTTGGATGTGAAGGGGCGCACATTGTTCGACGCAAAAGGGCAAGAGATGCTACAGCTTACTGCAATTGTCTTGCCTTATCGGTGGGGTCTCCAGTCTAAATATGGTATCTCATTAAGTGCAGTCACCGAAGAAGAAGTACGAAAAGTAATGCACGAACCTCACAACAAGCTGCGCCTTCTGGATTGGGTCTCAAACCGCATGCGTCCGTGTGCCGAGGATAACGAGGACTTTCAAAAAATGTTTGAATGGTTAGGATGGGACTGGAATGCCCCCCAGTAGCTACGAGGCATTTCAAGCTTTATGCCGCACCCAGTTTGGTTATTTTGTTCGTAAAGCGTTTAGGATCGTTGAGCCTGGGACGCAGATGGAATGGTCTTGGCACTTAGACTGCTTGTCCGAACATCTACAAGCATTTCATGCTGGAGAAATCCCCTGGTTAATAATTAACCAGCCCCCTCGAACACTAAAAAGCGTGCTGGTTGCGCAGATTTATCCAGCGTGGGCAATGGGGCTTGATGCATCTCATCAGTTGATAGGTGCGGCGTATGCGCACACATTGGCCGAACGTAATGTGGTGAAAGCGCGCCAGATCATGCAGCATGATTGGTATCAAGATACGTTTCCCAATACCATAATTTCAAGCGACCAGAACCAGAAAGATTATTTTACTACCACCAAAGCGGGGCAGTACAAAGGGACAGGTATCGGGGGCACCGTAACGGGGTTCGGTTGTCGCACGCTTATCATTGACGACCCCATCAACCCAAATGAGGCCGCCTCCGACACGGTCAGGGCAACAGCAATCAATGAGGTGCGATCTACGCTCTTCAGCCGCTTCAATAAGTATAGCGACGGGCGCTTTGTGCTTATCATGCAGCGCTTGCACGAGATGGACACAACTGGGGAGCTGCTGAAGGATGGGGGATATTACCACCTCAAACTTCCTGCGGAAAATCGCTCGGAGAAAACCATATCGATTGGCGTGCGGGGAAAAACATGGGAGATGAAACCGCATGAAACGCTTTCGCCCCGGCTGACTCATGCGGATTTGGAGAAGTTGCGACGCGACCTCACAGAATACAATTTCGTGGGGCAGTATCTGCAAGAGCCTGTGCCGTTGGGAGGTGGCGAGTTTCGAGAATCTTGGATGCAGTTTTATCAAGCCGGGGGGGCGAAGCCTACCGAGATGAACTTGGTAATACTGGTAGATGCTGCGGGGGGTGAGGAGCTTAACAAGCGTAAGCGCAAAAACTCAGACTGGACGGTTATGGTGGTGATCGGGCTTGCGGCAGATAATAACTACTACCTGCTAGACATGGTGAGGGACAAGCTCAACCCCACGGAGCGCATCGATACCTTATTCACTCTGCACAGAAAGTGGAATGCGCTTGCTGGTAAACCGCCGAAGGTCGGCTATGAGAAATACGGCATGATGAGCGATACGCATTACATCAAGGAGAAGATGCGTCAGGAGGCTTACAATTTTGGAGTTGTAGAAGTAGGGGGGCAAGTAATGAAGGAAGAGCGCATAAGGCGCTTAATTCCCGACATGCAAAATAGTCGCTGGTTTTTTCCCGCTACATTGCTTTATGTGGACGAAGAGGGGAGAAAATTTGACCTGATTACGGAACTAAAGGGCGAGATGAAATCATTCCCGCGCGCCAGGTGGGATGATATTCTTGATGCGATGAGCCGGGTCTACACGCCTGAATTACATATGGCTTTTCCAAAAATACGCGCTACTATGACGCGCAAAGCCATTAGCGCTATGCGTGAGGATGCGCGCGCGGAAAGTTGGGAGAATTGGTGATGAATGAAGCAGAAGTAGTAAAAACGTTTAGAAAACATCGTGAAATTTCTAAGCGCGGCCTTAGTCAGCAATACGAAAACACGGAATCGTGCTGGTCCTTTTATAATGCGGATCAAATGACATATTCCGACCGCATTCAATTTGAGGATACTTGGGGGCGCAAGCGTAAAGCAATTGTTAATTTCAACAAAGTTCAGTGCAACGTTGATAGTGTTGTCGGCTTCATGGCGCAAAACAGGCGCGAGGCGAAATATATTGCGCGGCTAAATAAAAATCAAAGTCAGCAGATCTATTCCAAAAACATGAATGCGCTCTACGATTTTCATCGTGAAAATATGAACGCGGATCAGTTGGAGAGCGATCAAGATTTAGATATGATGGTGAACGGCTATGGCGCTACCGACACGGATCTGTCTTACATCATTGGCAACGCCACCACTTTACCAAATGGTGAAATTTTAAAGAAAAAGCTTGATCCGACGGTCACCTACTGGGACCCTTCTGCGCAAAAAAAGAATATATTGGATGCTAGATGGGCTGGTTATTGGGAGGATTTTGAGCTGCATGACGCTTTAAGGCTCTTTCAAAACTCAAAGAAAGAAGATTTTGAGCAGGTTTCCGACGATGAAGCTAGCGGCACTGGTTATATCTTTAATCCCTATGGGGGCATTTACGACAAAATAAAACTGATGAACACGGTCGAGTGGACATCAAAAGAACAAGAAATGGTGCGTGTTTATAATCATCAATGGATGGAATACGAAACTTTTTACAAAGCGAAAAACCCTTTGTATTCCGCCCAGACTCATTTAGATGCATCATTTATAAAAATTCGTCTAGATAGGATCAAAGAGCAAATAAAATTACCTGGTGATACTATTTCCGGGGATGCTTTTGATTTTGATCCCCTTGCGCAAGAGTTAACATTTGACGAGCCAACAAAACGTCTTCTTGTAAAAGAGTTTGGCGATCTTATCGAGCCTGTAGATTTTAAGCGCCAGGTGTTTTACACGGCGGTGATTTCAAAAGAGCACGTGTTTACGTGGTTTAAAAACGTTTCTCAGTCGGGTTTTAGTATTAAATTTAAGACGGGAACGTGGAACCGGAACCGCAAGATGTGGATGGGCATGGTTAATCCCATGATGGAACCGCAGAAATACTACAACAAAGCGCTTACCGAGCTTATGTTTACCATTGCTGCTAATTCAAAAGGTGGCGTGATGGTTGAAGAGGATGCGGTTGAGGATATTGCTGATTTTGAAACGAAGTGGGCGAAGACCGATGCTGTAATTGTGGTTGCGTCTGGTACGCTAGCCGCTGGTAAGATTCAGGAAAAAGCAAAAGGCGCGCTTCCTACTGGTCTTGAAAATATTCTTACATTGGCCGATAGCAATATTATAGCCAACGGTGTTGACCCGTCGTTTTTGGGAGACATAAGCCGTGAAGATCAGTCAGGTATTTTATTTAAGCGTCGCATCAAGCAAGTCGTAGCAAAAATGGCGCGCTATTTTGATTCCATTACTCTTTATCAAAAGGAAGATGCGCGGTTATGTGCCGATTTAATTAGAGTTTGGGTGCAAAACAATCAAGGCGAGTGGGTACGGGTTACTGGTGCAGACGGCGCTGAGGAGTTTATGCAAGTCTGCGAAGATATGCTTGCCCCGGAATATGATGTTTCTATTCAAGAGGCTTCCCAGTCGTCCGACGAAAAACAAGAAACCGCCATTATGCTAAGCGGCTTTAGCGACAAACTTCTTTTGGCGGGTGATTTGGTCACCGCTAAAGCGTTCTTAGCTGAGTCTTTGCAGTTTATGAAGATAGATGGCGATGTACGCAATCGCCTGACTCAATTGCTACAGCCTAAAGATCAGGTTGATCCTCAGCAATTCCAGTTAATGCAGCAACAGTTGCAACAATTACAACAGTTTATTCAGTCAGGTGAGGTTGATAAAATCAAATCTGAAACACAAAAGAACTTAGCAACCGCTGCTAAAACCATGAAAGATGCCCAATTGACCGAGGCTAATCTTCCTAAAGTTCACGCCGAAACAATTCGCACTCTTGAAGAGTCGCGAAGAGCTGCGGCGGAAACACAAAACTTGCAATATTCCCCTTCAACCATCCAATAGGTACGTTATGAGTCTGAAAGCTGCGCTTAAGGAAATAGATGAGCAATTAAAAGAGGCGTTGGAGCGCGAAAACAGCGAAACTCCGCAAGAGGAAGTGGTAGAGCCGGTTACCAATGAACCGAAAGAAGAAGAAACTCCGGAAGAGGCAGCCCCGGAAGAAGCGCCGAAAGAACCAGAGAAAAAAGAAGAAGAAAAAGAACCAGAAAAGCCAGCGGTGCTAGACGATAGTGCCTATGCACGCATGCGACGTGAAGCTAGGGCGGCAGAAAAGCGCGCGCTAGAAGCTGAAACTCGTCTTGCGCAAGAGCTTTCTAAAAAATCGGCTGAGATTTCTGCTGAACAGGCTGCTCCTTCTGCGCAAGTTCCGGATGAACTCCTGGAAGTGGTCGAGGAGCGGCAATTTAAGCGTGCAGCAATTGAACTCGAACGTATTGAAGGAGAATTTAGGCGCAGCGTGCCGGACTACGATGCGGTTGCAAACCAATATGCTAATGCGGTCGCTCAATCTATCCGCATTCAGAACCCACGTCTCACGCCAAAGGAGATTGCAGAGAAGGCCGAAAGGACAATTCTTTTGAAGGCGGCTTCTTTCTCCAGTCAGGGCTTCAATCCTGTGGAAGAAATGTATTACGAAGCTAAAGAATTGGGATTCGGAGCGCAAAGCACTCCGCCTAAAAGCACTGAAGAGCCAGCTCCAGTTTTGAGACCGGATATGAAGAAGGGAGCGGCAAACAGAGCGCGGTCCAGCGGGATGGCCGCGGTAGGAGGGAAAAGTGAGGGGCAGCTTACACAATCAGCGGCTGACAATCTTACCGTAGCAGAGTGGGCAAAGTTGCCAGTTGAAACGAGGGAGCGTTTGATGCGAGGAGAATAAATATTATTTTTAGTTGTTGTTTTTTTGCAAAGACTGTGGTAGCACGGCAATCAAGTTAATCGATTCGTCCCCGTAACGGACAGTCCTAGCACCGGGTTAAGAGTGCCGACGCGCAGCCGTTAGCGCCACTGCAAAACGTCTCGTCCACGTTACGGATAGGGTCCCAAGAGCCTGAAATCTTTGTTCGCAGTTGTTTGTTCATCAAACATTCAATTCGCAACAAGGATATTGTTATGGCTACTCCAAGCATGACGTCCAGTAATGCTCTGGCGCTGAAGCGCTGGGCAACTGAAGACTGGGTCAACCCAGGTCAAAGAGTCGCATTAGGTCACATGTTCACACGAGGAAGCGTCTTCTTCGCAGAAGAATTCCTCGGTCAGAGAGCGCGCGGCGATCAAATTACTTATGATTATACGAATAAACTTACTGGTATTCCAGTGGGCGAAGGCGGCACGCTTGACGGTAACGAAGAAGCGTTGAACCTTGGCTATTTCTCGATGGCTATAAACGTAACTCGTATCGGCGTTTTAAACCCGAACGACGACACGATCGAGCAGCAACGCACCCTCGTTGACTTCCCTACTCGTACTCGCAAAGTAATCCCGGCTCGCCACATGGAGCTTCTGGATACTGCAGTTTTCCAACAATTAGCCGGTGCTTATCCTACCTCTTGGACGGTGAACGGAACCACGTGGTCTGGTAACAACCGTTTGTTTGTGACTGGTCACAACGTTCCTGTTGCGCCTTCAACTACCCGCATTCTTTGGGCTGGCAACGTAGGCAACGACCAATCTCTTACATCTTCCAACACCATGACGATTGATTTGCTTGATTTTGCATTGGAGCAAATCGACCGCTCAAACCAACCGATCAAAATGCTGGCTGATGATACGTATGATCTTTACGTTTCTCCGGAGCAATATACTGACCTGAAACGCGATACTAGTGGTGCGATTCAGTGGTTCAATATGGCTCTTGCCCGTGCTACTGGCGGTGACTTTTCGCAAATTAATGGTGAAATGTTCGATACAATGCCATGCCTGGGTCAATACGGCCGCATCAATATTTACTCGGCGCCACGTGTTGCTTACGGAGTAAACAGCTCAACGTCTGCAGTTATTACAACTGTGCGTCGTGCTGTGCTGTGTGGTAAAGATGCTCTGACATTTGCATCTCCGTTTGGAGGTCGTCCTACCGATAAGTCGGTTCCTCTTAAGTATTTTTCTCAGTTGAAAGATTACGAATACTACAAAGGTCTCGAAGGTCGGATGATCTACGGTCTTAAAAAGACAGTGGCGTCTAACTCTGATGACATTGGTGTGTTTGTTATTTCAACCTACGCAGCAGCTCATAGCTAAGGAGTTTTAAAATGGTTTTACCTACAATTGTCCCTACTGGTTTTGCTGGTGATTACACTGACTTTACTAAGGTGAAAGTAGATCGTTCCGGAGCTGTGCGTCGTGTGCAAGGGTCGGTTTCGATTCCTGCTACCACGGCAACAGACACCATCATCGGTTTGTTTCCTTTTCAAACAGGTATGAGTCTTGCCGGCCTTAGCGGCTTTAATCTTTATACTGCAGATTTAGACAGTAGTACCAACGTGACTTTGGACTGGGGTGTTGCTTATCAAAACACCAGCGAAGGCACGGACGCTCTTACATTGATCGCAAGCGCGATCAGTGCGCAGACGGCTGGGTTCGTTGCCCCGGATGAAATCACGTGGATGGATTATGTAACAACCGGAAATGGCTGGGTAGTGGTACAAGTAAACGCCGCTACCACACTCACCGGCTCGCTTACGTTTAATATTCCATTTACCTACGATCAACCAGTTCTGGTGGCGTAATGGATGGCTACGTTCGGGGACATGAAAACGTGGGTGGCGAAGAGGTTACAAGACCCTAGCGGCACTGCGATTTCGTCCTCGGACGTAGGCGACATGATTAATCAAGCAATTAATTACTGGAAGAATACTAGGTTCTGGTTCAACGAAAACACTGACGAAACTACACTTCTTGAACAAGACCCGTCGGTTCCACTCCCCGATGACTGGCTTATCCCGTCAATTAGCGAGGCATTCGTTATTGAATATTCTGGCATTAGATACCCTTTAAAAAAGGTTTCGGAAGCTCAGTATAATGCAATGTACCTTTCTAACGGCATAGGGCAGCCCTGGTGGTACTCACGGCAAGCCACTTCTGGTTTTAAAGTTTATCCAATCCCTGACCGCGATTACACTTTAAGGCGTTTTTTTATTAAGGATTACGCCGATTTAAGTGCTGACGGAGATACGAACGATTGGACAACTTTAGCTACTAACATGATCCAATATCAAGCTTTGGCTTATGGCATGTCTGATTTTAGGCAAGATTTCGATCTTGCTGATAAATACAGGGTGCAAGTGGATCGCGAATACAAGAGTTTAATGAATATCACCCGGAAAAATAATGCTACCGGATGTTTGACCGTAAGTTCCATGTTAACAAGTTATTAGCGAGAGTTTTTATGCCAGGTGGTGCTCCGACGATTGGTGGTTTAAAGAGATTAGCATCTTATTTAGCTGGTCAGCTTAAGAGTGCGGTTTCTATTACTGGCGGCGCTATTTCTGGCGTTACCATCAATAACAGTGTTATCGGCGGAACTACGGCGGCGGCTGGATCGTTCACGACCGTTTCCGCAACGGGTGGTGTAACTGCAAAATCAGGAACAGCTGTGCCAGCTTCTGCTGGGGCTGTCGCTGCGGGCGCCCCGATTACCATGTTTTCTACCGGAATTAAAATATGGGTAACGAGCGACACCCCAGCCTTTTCGGCGACCAAGGGCGATTTATGTATTAACACGGGCGGCTCTTCTTCTTCTACACGGCTCTACATAAACAACGGCACCACAAACTGGGTTTCTATCACAACGGCCTCCTGATGAGAATCTACATTGCTGTTCCCTCTTGTCGTGACTGGAAGCCTCACTTTGGGGCTTCTTTGTGCGCGCTTGTCCGGGAAATGACTGAAGAGAATGTAGATTTTAACCTTAATGTAATGATTGGTGCTTCAGTTCTTCCTCGTGCGCGCCAAGCGGCTATTGAGCATGCGCTAAAAACTGATTACACGCATGTTTTGTTTTTGGATGATGACATGCAATTTGATGGCGATCTATTCGCTAAATTGCATGCATCAAATGTCGATGTTGTCGCGGCAAATTATACCAACAAAAACCCATTATCTACCACACCGCAAACGCATGGTCTCAATGGAGAACTTGTTTCTTCTGTGGGGAAGGAAGGGCTTGAAGAGGTTGGCTGGATTGGCTTTGGAGCCGTTTTAATTAATTTGTCAATATTTAAAGACATTCCCAAACCATGGTTTGAAATGAAATGGCTGGAAGATCGCCAAAGTTTTATTGGTGAAGATTATTTCTTTTGTGCGCAGGTTCGTGAACATGGAGTAAAGATATTCATAAATCATGATGTCAAGTGCGGCCATGTGGGAGATTTTATTTATAAGGAGCGCACGCTATGCCAAACTTAACATCAAATTATTCTCTTTATGAGCCGTTGGTAAATAATGCAACTGACCAAGATTTATGGGGTGGTTATCTTAACACCAACATGGTGAGTATTGATACATTGCTGCGCACAGGAATCACTGTGGCTACCTCGGCTAAAACAAGTACTTTTTCTGCCGATGCATCGATCAGTGCAAAATATTTGTATCTTTGTGACGCTACGGGAGGAGCGATAGCTGCTAATCTTCCTGCGGCGGCTACTGCCGGAGACGGCCCCCTTGTTATTTTCAAGAAGACAGATTCTTCCTCAAATGCAGTTACTGTGACGGCAAATGGCGCCGAAACGATTGACGGCTCTAATACGTATGTTTTGTTAAGTCAGAATGATTTTGTTGCGATTGTCTGCAATGGAACTTCATGGAGTGTTATCTCAAGAACGCAAAAAAAACTTAGCATAAATATTCAGAAATTTACGGGAAGCGGTACTTACACACCTACTTCCGGTATGGCTTATTGCATCGCTGAAGGAGTTGGCGGCGGAGGTGGCGGCGGCGGAGGAAATAGTGTCGGCGCTGGAATCCCAGGAGCAGGTGGAGGGGGGGCAGCTTATGCTAGAATAGCTCTATCTGCCGCTCAGATAGGAACTTCCCAAACAGTTACTATCGGAGCGGCCGGGACAGCTGGGGCGACAGGAACTTCTGGAGGAAATGGAGGATCAACCTCGTTAGGTTCTTTATTGGTGGCAGCTGGAGGAATTGGAGGAGCGGCAAATATTACAGGCCCCGTGAGTGGAGGTCTTGGAGGTTCCACTGGTACAGGAACTATTATTATTCCTGGCACGCAAGGCCAGGTGGGGGGAGCAAATACTGGGTTTTCTGTCCCCACAAGTTTTGGAGGAAATAGTTATCTTGGGACGGGTGCGCCAAGTGTTAGCGCCACAAATACCGCCGGCTCTGCCGCCATTTCATATGGTGGCGGGGGGGGAGGCGGCACAGGAACTGGTGCGGGTGGATTAGGTGCCGCAGGAATTCTTCTCGTTACCGAATTTATTTTTACATAAAATCGGGACATAGTTAGGCACCATGTCTACTTCTAAATCATCATTCCAGTCTTTTGATATTGCGCCGGGGGTAATGTCGCCGGAGGACGCCACTGCGTCCGACATACCGTGCTGGAGTACGGCTACTCATGTGAGGTTTGACCCAAACACTGGGCGCATAAGGAAGTTAGGAGGATGGAGACTTCAGTCATTTAACTATGACGCCGCGGTTCAGGGAACCGCTCGCACTCTTTTCTCGGTCACTATCAATCAAAAAGTTTATTCGGTCATCGGAACTAATAGCTACCTCTACAGTGCCGTTGGCTCTTTGCTTGATAATATCACGCCGCTGGACACAAGCTCTGTTGCCGCAGCAAATTCTTTAGCAACCCACTACGGAACGTTAAGCTCAAATCCCATTACTACTGTTAATGGCAGCAACTATATTTCTGTTACGGACGCCGATTATGCTCGTTATCAAGTGGGAGATAATTACACTCTTTCCGGGGCTACCACCACCAATGGTGTTCCTGACACTGACTTGAACGCTATTCATGTTATTCGCAGTATAGGGGCAGGAACTGTAACCTTTTACGTGGCTACTGCCGCGACCTCTTCGGGATCAGGTGGGGGTGCATCAGTGGTGCGTTCTGACGGTCTTATTAGGCTCACGAAGGCCGATCATGGGCTAAGTAATGGATTCCGGGTTAAAATTTCTGGTGCGGCTGATACAGGAGGGATTTTGGCGGGTGACATTAACGCAGAATTTGTAATACGGAATGTCGCAACTAACACTTTTGATGTGATGACAGATGGCACCCCTACCTCGTCGGTTTCTGGAGGAGGAGGTGCAGGCACGGTATATTACCCACAAATTGCAGCTGGAAATTTAGACCAGATGAGCGGTCAAGGTTATGGTGCCGGGCTTTACGGTGTGGGACTTTACGGCACCGCGCTGACCTCGTCTAGTGGTGAGCAATATCCGCGCATTTGGTTCTGTGATCGGTTTGGCGAAAATATTGTAATGACGGCAGGGAACCAAACCGGGGTTTACACGTGGGATGGCGATACTTCGGTGGCACCCACTTTGATTTCTGGCGCCCCGACAAGTGTTAACTATGCGTTTGTTTTGAATAATATTCTTGTTACGCTTGGCAACGATGTTGAGAATAAAATATTTGCTTCAGATATTGGCGATTATACTGAGTGGACGGCGTCAGCTACTAATCAAGTTTTTGAGGACACAATAGAGGGAGCTGGTCGGTTCATTTCGCACTGTCCTGTAGATGGCTACGCTCTTCTTTATACTGAGAATCAGACTTACACTTTTAAGTACATTGGCAAAGAAGCAGGTGTCTGGCAAATCTTACCTTTAGACCCTGCAATCGGAATCATTTCCCCAATGGCACGCATTTCCGTAAACGGCGTAGCGTACTGGATGGGGCAAAATAATTTTTATTTCTTTCGTGGCGGTAAAGTGGAAATCATTCCGAGTAATTTCGGGGTTCAATCTTCTATTTTAAGGTATGTATTTGACGATTTGAATAACGGGCAGAGATACAAAATATTTGCTGGCTATAATGAGTTGTTTGACGAGGTTTGGTTTCACTATCCGTCCTCCTTTTCAAACGAATGTGACCGTATAGCGCGTTTTTCACGCAAGCTTCAATGCTGGGTGCCTGACACTCTTGATCGTACTGCGTGGGAATATCCGGCACAAAGTCTTTCGGCTCCGCGACTAATGAATGTAGGAAATCTCTACAATCATGAATCTGGTAATAATGACAATGTGAGCGCACTGGCATTTTCCGCCACAAGCAAGAAATTTTTTTCAGGTTCCAAAACAATTCTTCCGCAGCAAATTATCCCTGATAGTTCGATGAGCGGGACGGTGTCGGTTGGATTAAGAACTTATACTTTCCCCCAGTCATCTACTCCTACCTACGACACTGCCTACGCTGTCACAAGTGCGACGGAGCGCATTCCTGTTACGGCTAACGGTCGTTTTTGGGATTTGACAATAAGCGGCGATGAAATCGACCAAGATTTTCTAATGGGGCAATGGTACGTCGTGCCTCAGGAGGGTCAGAAAGCCCCATGACTGTATTCAAGGATTATCCTTATTTTAGTGCAGAAAACGTCGAGGACATGAAGACGCAGCTTCGGCAAATATGCAATATTCG